TGGTAAAGAGACCATGTTACAGCGGTTTAATTACGACTTTGCAGTTAGAGAGGCATCTGCATTCTCAACTGAGGCATTTGTCGGTGGAGATTATAATCAGGTTAGTGGATCTATTACGCTTACTCAAAATAAGCAGGATTATGACATATACACTGACTTGAAAGATGCTGATGGCGCCGTCATTTTTGATTCACAATCCGCTGGCTCAACAACAAAGATGCGTATTGCTGAAGTATTTCACTACAGTCCGCAGGCAGCATATAGGTTTTTTGATACCTCATCGGCTATTAATTACATGGCTAATGAGTTTCCATTTGAATCATTTACACCTGAGACCGTATTCTACATTTTACCGGTTTTTGAAGATGTTCTTCGCGCAGGACAAATGGATTTATCAAATAGGGTAAGGCGTTCAAATTACTCTTATAAAATTATAGGTACAAAAATACGAATATATCCTACACCTACACAGGATGATCCTAAGAAGCTATGGATTAGGATAATGATGTCACCTGATCCATTTAATCCTGCATATACTGATGATTCAATTTATGGTGTTAGTAATGTATCTAATGTACCATTTGGAAATCTTACCTTTCGAAATATTAATTCAATGGGCCGACAATGGATTAGACAGTATACTACTGCTTTATCAAAGGAGCTACTTGGTTATGTGAGAAACAAATTCACGACAGTACCAATTCCTGGTGGTGATGTACAACTTAACGGTGGCGATTTGGTTACACAAGGCCAAACCGAAAAGGAGGCTTTAAAGACTCAATTAAGGGAACAATTAGATAAGCTTACATATAGCTCGTTAATAACTGGCGCAGCTGATGAAGCTGAAGCACTTAATAGGCTTTTGAGACTTATACCAATGCCTAATGGGCTTACGATTTATACGGGGTAATATAAATGGCACGCTTGTTTATCACCCCACGAGAAATCGACCTCATTTCCGATGTCACAAAGGAGCTTGTGAAGGATGTAATAGGACAAAAGATTTACTATTACGCAGTTAGAGAAGACCTCTCAGAGGTTGATCCTGTATACGAGGAAGCCCCAGAAAAGGTGTATGATCCGCCTGTTGAAATTGATGCATTGATTAACTGGGAAAAAGGTGCATTCGAGACCGGTCGATACGGAGTCGATGAGAAATATAAGCAAGAAGTCTATATTCAATATCGTGATTTAATTGATAAGGGATTGGCACAAACGGTCGCAACTGGAGATTATTACAGCTATGGAACAATTTTCTTTGAGATAACTTCAGTTGTTTATGAAAGTAATATTTTTGGACAAATAGAACATTATACCGGTGTAACACTTTCAGGTGTTCAAGCTCGTCAAGGACAAATCAACTTTGATCCTATTGGACCGACTGACGAGGGATATAGCGATCCTGATGCTATTCAAGAAACATTTGCACAGCAAAGAGGGTTCGCCGAGAACCAGCTTGGTAAAACCAACGATGAACGTGCGCTTATAGAGAAGGGCATATTAGAAAAACCAATCACCGGCCCTGCGGAAGTCGCACCTAAGGGTTCAAATTCAAAAGCTGGTTCAGCTTTTTATGATGAGTCATAATGTCTACACGCTACACGAAAACATCTAATCATGAATTTGATACACCCCAGGGATATGAAGGCAGTAACATACCAGATGATTTTAGTCTGCCCTCATGTACCATCGAGGATGTTGATAAAGCTGTTTTTAATCTATTCGAAAAAGAAATTCCTCTGTACTATACAATGGGTAATGAGACCAGGCGTATTCCAGTAATATTTGCAACGGGTGAACGGTTTGCAATTCTGCGTAGAAAGCAACCTTTGCGAGATGAAAATAATATTGTAATACTACCATTAATTTCAATTTTGCGATCTGGAATTGACCAGGCACCTGATATGGGAAAAGGTCCAGGTCAGGGCTTGCCTCTTACAATTAAACGCCGACTTCATAAAGAAGATGCTCGTTATCAACGATTGCTTAATAAACTTGGCTTTCAAAATACGTATACGACTGGGAGTAATCGCCCCATTGGCACAACACGTTCAGGATCCCCTCGAGGTGTTGAGGGAACGAATAGAGAAACATTCGCGTTAGATAATGATTTACTGGAAGGCGGAAATGTATTGCGGTCACGTTTAGATAATAATTTTATTGAAACGATTGAGATGCCTCCAGTCAAGTATTTTCAAGCAACTTATGAAATCACAGTATGGACACAATACACATCACAAATGAATGATGTATTGTCTGCCGTTATGTCATCGTATACAAATAATCACCAACGTGAATTTAGGTTGGAGACAGAGAAAGGATATTGGTTTACTGGGTTTGCAGATTCAGCGTTTACACCTGGAAGTAATTTTGATGAGTTTTCTTCTGAGGAGAGAATAATTCGATATTCTTTTAATATAAGCGTTATTGCGTATTTAATTGAACCAGATATTCCTGGCCGACCATCAGGCTTACGATCGTATGTATCAGCTCCATCAATTGAATTTATGATAGAGGATACTCGTGCACTTCCTTTGCCAATAGGAGGCCCCGCAAGTGCTGATCCAAATGCATATATTTTGCAAGACCTAGATGCAGCTGATGCATTATTACCCGGTCAGGCGATTGGCTCCAGTGGTCAGGCATCAGCTGCACAGGCAGCGTCAGGTGAATCAGGTCCAGGCGCATATCGTGCCTCAAGCGACGCAAGAAAAAATTCCTCAGTACCACCGGTACAAAAATCAACTAGTGTTGGAACCACAGCATCTGGCCCGGGGACCGAGGTAATTATTAGAAAAGTTCATAATGAAGCAACAGGCGAGACAAAAGAAGTTCTCGTTCGCGTTAAAGGTCGTAACAGTAGAAAAGGTGAGACTGTGCTGCGGGGAGAGATCAGTACTACACTTGAAGACATTGTTACTTAGATTTAGCGGTTGAGAGAAGATATTTAATACAGAATACAGTGGGAGATGCGCTCAATGGCGGAACAAACTTTTAGATCACCAGGGTTCTTTGAGCAGGAGATTGATCTTTCTGGTCGGACAGTATCGGTTGTGGGAACACCAGCTGGTATAATAGGAACCTCAGAAAAGGGCCCAGCGTTCGTTCCCGTAACGCTAGGAACATACAGTAACTTTGCTAAGACGTTCGGAGACTTAGATCCCGATCGATTTGCACCCTATGCCGTACAGCAGTGGTTGCAGAATAGAACTGCAGTTACATTTACACGCGTTCTCGGAGCCGGTGCCAACAGAACGTCAACAGATATTGCAAAAACAAAGCAATACGGCGTTGTTAAGAGTGCAGGATTCATTCTTAGTGGTGCCGCCGCTGCTGTAGGTGTTGACTCACATCAACGCTCACGTGGTTGTGTGAAGTTCATTGCTGGAACTCATGCAGTACGAAGCCAGGAAACTCAAGGCTTTCCGGTCTTTACAGATAATGACTCGTTTGATGTTACGGCTACTGCCAATACCGAAGACTACGTAAACCTTATTCGGGGAATGTTGCTATTTGCAACCGGTACAACTGCGTTTATTTCGCAACCTGACATTGAAGGCTCATATACCCCGGCAACCTCGATGGCCTCGACGGCCGGATCATTTGAGGTTGCACAAGCTAATAGCAGTGGTATTTTTACAATAATCTTATCGTCTAGTGCTACAACTTTTACTAACGAGCTTGCACAAATAGGCAAAAATAATCAGGTGAAGTTGATTAGCGCTTCACTAGACCCCTCATCTGATAGCTATCTTTCTAAGGTTCTGAATACTGACCCTTCAAAGTTCCAGTCAGAACAACATTTACTTTATGCTGATTTTGCTATTGCGGATGAGTTAGCGTCAAATGCTAGTTTGGCTGTTGCAATCATGAGTGGTAGCCACACCTCTGCCGCTAAGGTCGCTTTAGCTGGAGGAACTACAGGTCAATACGAGGATGCCTTTGGTCGATTCGATGCGCGATATACAACTGCTACTACAACCGACGTAATATCACAACCCTTTGGCGATACAGAGTATAACCTCTTTCGGTTTGAGTCACTTGATGATGGTGCATACGGAAATGATAAGGTAAAGATCTCAATTGCGAACCTTGTTGCTTCATCCGATGCAAAAAATAAGTTCGGCAAATTTGATGTGCAAGTTCGTCGCTTCTTAGATACCGATACAAAGCCGGCAATACTTGAGACCTATCCGGAATGTAGCCTTGATCCAACCAGTGATCGATACATTGCAGCCGTAATTGGTGATAAGAGGGTACAATTTAACTTTGATGCTGAAATTGACGACGAACGTAGGTTGGAAATTTCTGGGAAATATCCAAATGTATCTTCGTACATTCGCGTTGTGATGAATGCAGCTGTTACAGACGGTGATGTTCCTGATGAATCACTTCCGTTTGGC